CGGCATCAAAGACTATTGAAGATAAAATAAATGCGTGTTCTAATTTAGCCGCTTTTAAGGCATTGTTTGATACACCAGTTGATAGTGATGGGAAGCCAACTGGCAATGCTCCAATATATGATTGGCCGAAGGATGAGTAAGCCAACATTAACTTCTGTAACAGAACAACTTCATTCCCTTGATACACGTTCGCATCGCCTCGAAGTTCAGACAACTATTCAGTTCAAAGATCTTTTTAATCGTGTTAAGCGTCTTGAAACTATCTTTATTTCTGTTGCTGCTACAATTATTGTTATTCTTTTAGGAATAGCATTTAACCTCTAAACAAACTTAAAATTTATTAATCGGACATATATTACCTAGGTTCAGAGCCTGCCGATTTACCAGGTGATATTATGGATCCAATGACATTATTCGCTGCGGTGACGAGTTCATTTCAGATCGTAAAAAAGTTAGTAAACGCAGGGAAAGAATTTGAGGATGTTTCACTCCAGATAGGCAAATGGATGGGTGCCTGCGCTGACCTTGAACATCAGCATAAAAAACTAAAAAACCCTACCCTCTTAACTAGACTGAAAAAAGGAAAATCTATTCAAGAGGAAGCCTTCCAGTTGGTTCAACATAAGGCAACTATTGAGAAGCAAAGAGATGAATTGCAACATCATATTATCTGGACACTTGGGTTAGGTCAGAAGGGCTGGAACGCACTTTTAGAAACGGAACGCAGTATCAGAATTGCTAGGAAAAAGGAAAAGTTCGATCGTGAAGCAAGGATTGAAAAAATACAATTTATTGTGGTACTCACTGTCGTTGGTGTTGTGGGTGTGTGTCTACTCATTGGTCTTGCCTACGGCCTCAAACTCCTCGACACTTGATGAAACTACTATCTGTAGATTACACCGTGTAGCAGTCCTAATTAGGAACCCTGGAGCGCATCAAACGAGAGATGTATTGTGTATATACTACGGCTCCAAAAACACAGTTGAAACGGCTATAATTCAGTACTCACCAAGGCACCGTTGCCAGGTCGAATATCAGTGTCTGATGAACCCTTCCCCAACAAGAAAAGCAATAACAGAAATCATTAATGAGTTTGAGGAAAATGGCTAAAAAATTACAAGAAGATAGTGTCCTAGATCCCTATGATTTTGACGGGGATGGAGTAGTGACAGATGCTGAAATTGACAAGGCAAAAGAGATCAGGGAATTCGAAGATCAGAGCAGAAAACATCTGGCTCAATTAAGACTTGCCAGGTATTCATTAATAGCAATCGCAATTTATACCTTGCTTCTTTTCATGCCATTTGTCTCAGACGAGAGAATAGAATTACTCACCAGCATTTCAGATTTATTTTACATTTCACTCTGTTCAGTTGTGGGTGCCTATATGGGATTTACTAGCTGGGCAACTCGAAACGGGAAGTCGTAATGCTTTCATTATTAGGTAGTGCATTAGGGTTCGGCACAAGCATAATTCCGAGTGTCATTGATCTCTTTAAACAGAGACAAGCCGACAAACAAGAGTTGGCAATGCTTCAGGCAAAGGCACGATATGCGGCACAATTATCTGAACTGAAGATTGATGAACTGAGGTCTAAAAGCGACATCGCTGAAATAGAAGGAATTCATAAAAGCCAGGCAGCGGCAGTCAGCAATTCAACTTTCGCAGCTGCCCTATCAGGGTCAGTCAGGCCAATCGTAACCTACTTGTTCGTAGGTATATTTCTCACAGTAAAGATCACCGCCCTGGTAACTGCAATGAAGGCAGGCCAAACATTGAATGACGCGATGCCAATAATATGGGATCAGGATACTCAAATTCTTTTTAGTGGAATTATTAGCTTTTGGTTTGGGCATAGAGCCTTCGAAAAAATCAGACAAAGGAAAGGATAAATTATGGATGTAGATAAGCTCCGTGAGCAACTGAAAATTGATGAGGGTATTAAGCATGAAGTGTACCTAGATCACCTTGGTTTAAAAACTTGTGGGATTGGTCACTTGTGCCTTGATGGAGAGCCAGAATTTAGCATGGAAGTTGGCGAAGAAATCACTGACGAAAGGGTCAATGAACTGTTCGAAAAAGATGTCAAAATTATGATCGAAGAGTGTGAGAAATTGTATCCATATTTTGGCGAACTGCCCGAAGAAGCTCAACAGATTATTGCTAATATGATGTTCAACATGGGAAGGCCCAGATTGGCAAAATTCAAGATGATGAAGCAGGCCGTTGACAATCGAGATTGGAAGGAAGCCGCAAACCAGATGAAGAGTTCGAAGTGGTATGTCCAGGTAAAAAATCGGGCAGACAGATTGGTTAATAGAATGGAAGGAATTCAATGATGCCAATGGTTAATGGTAAAAAATATTCATACTCTAAAGCAGGCAAAGCCGCTGCAAAAAAGGAAGCCGCTAAGACGGGCAAGAAGGTTCAAATGGGTTCAAAGAAAAAGTCCCTGATGAAGACTTATCGTTGACTTTGAAAGTCAAGGTAAAAGCAAAGAATCGTGTTACAGATTTGTTCCAGGTTTGAATTGATTTGAGTGGAATTGAGCAGTTTTCCGATGTGCTGAAAGCCCTTAAAAATAGCTGAAATGTCTGAAATTATGCTCCAGCAACAGATTTTGAATCCGCTGCGTCTACCATTCCGCCACTTGGGCTTTCTTTCGTAAGCCTTTATAATCTATAGATTATTCTGATTAGAGTGCAATACCCCTCACCTCATTTTTTTAAATTGTTCCAGTTTTTGTTCCAGTTTTTTTGGAACAACTGTTGAATTATTGATTCTTTCAACCTATATTATTGACTATAAGAGTTAATTATTTGGAAGGAAGCAAGCAAAATGTCACGCGAAAATAAACCTTTAAATGTAAAAATCTTTAGGGACTATTGGGTAGTAAATGCAGAAAGAATAGGTCTTTCATCAAAGCACGGAAACTACCCCACAAAAGCAGCTGCTCAGAAAGATGCTGCAATTCTTCTGGCAGATTTTATAAAGGGTGATTACGTTGCCAAGGCGAAAAAGGAACAGTCTAAAATTACTATAGCTGATGCTTATGAAGATTGGTTAAAGGATATAAAAGATCAGTACGAACTTAAAAACATTTCATTGGGTACATTTAATTCCAGAGTATGTGCAGTAGCATGGATTGTTAAGCAAAAATTTAGTGGAAGAGTTTTTAGTCAGTACGTTGCAAAAGACATTATTCACCCTTTCAATATCAAAGAGTTTAGAAACGAATTTGAGAGGCTGATAAAGACAAAATGGCCTGCCAAATCTACCCGTTCTAAAAAGAAGATTTATATACAAAATTTTCTTGCTCATATTCTTGATAAAGGCTGGGTTGCAGTTAACCCTCTTGATAGCCAAGAGGTTACAAAAAATCTTTCCGCTGGGGCAAAAGTTAGTGACCGATCACATCTACAAATCGATCAGGTTGAGTATGACAAATTGTGGAATGATGGCATTTCAAAAGAGAGCCTAATACACAGAACTGTTTTTTATGTGCAGGCTTGCACTGGAATAAGACAGTCTGAGGCACGGGCATTACATTGGAGAAATGTTAATCTAAAAGACGGGTATATTTTCGTAACCAACTCCGTAGACAAGGACTACAATTTAAACCCCACAAAAACTGAAAAAGGTAGAAGGCCAATCGCTCTTGATGATACTGCTATTGCGCTACTTTCCGAATTGAAACTGGAGTCACCAAACTGTTCTGAAAACGACATCTGTTTTCCTGGGCATAGGCATCCTTTTCTTAGCCAAGAATTTTTTCGTGACCTATTTAAAAGAGCCGTAAGAAGGTCTGGTGCAAAGCGAGTGACAAGCGGTTGTCTTCGTCATTATTTTGCAACCCGTACTATTTCCGAATTGGGAGAGTCATGGGCAGATGTTGCCGATGCAATGGGCCATGAGAGCGCAGCCTTCACCAGATCACAATATGCGTTTCTTAATATTGATCTCAAGAAAATTGCAAGGCAGCGAAAGGCCTCTAGGATGCCTGAGAAGAAACTTGCAGTTGTTTAAATTTTTGAATTTCGTTGGCAGGGACAAAAAACTTTCTGCCAACTTGCTTCACCTCAATATCCCCCTGAGTTCCCAACTTCCTAACCACTCTTCGATTAGCCAAGTTATCTTCCCCAAGTAAAATTTCAGCGGCCTCTTTTATCGTATAAAGTAACTTCTGAACCATAACCAAATCCTTCCAAATTTCGTCTTACTTAATCTTTCAATTCTCTTTCTCTCCACCCATAAATCGATCCATAAAATGGGGCGCACGGCATACCTCATTTGACTGTAAATGGATCATCAGCAGCAGCTGGTGCTGACGGTTGAAATTGGGGTTCCCTGGTGGTCTGCGATACTGGCTGCAAACCTTCCATCCGATACTTGTTTCTGTACATATTAAAGTATGCAATTTGAGGCCAATCACTTGGCTGCACATCTGCTATTTTTTTAGTGATTTTTAATCTAATAGAAAGATCGTGCTTTTCTATCAGTCGGATAACTTCAGCTACCGCCAACTTTGCTTCTTCATTTGCACGATCCTCATAATTGGTGTTTATCCAACCTTTGATGGAATGCTCCTCACCGCCTTCGGGGATCTGAATTTTTCCGTTTTGAAGTGGTGGTTTTAAGTTTGTACTTTGCATTAGTTTTCCTTTCTTTTTTAAAATGGTGCTTCGCCAAATCCGTCTAGTAGTTCGACAAATTTTTCTTTGATTGGTTTGTAGATGTCAGGGAACTTTTCCTTCAGCATATCGATGCCACTATCATTCTTTGCTTCCAGAATTTTCAAATCTTTAGCTGACGAACAAGCTATCATTTTGCGTGACAGTTCGGTGGCAAATTCCATCGCCCTATCCTCACCAGGTGCAGCTGCCTTGGGAGCCTCTGGCTCTGGTTGTGGTTCTGGTTGTTGTGGCTCTTTCTTTTTCTCTTCAATAATTTCTGCTTTGGCTTCTGCCCGATCAATTTCATTTGCACTTGCATACTGACCGCCATGCAAACCGAGAGATGCCAGGGCACGGCCTATTGCGGATGTTTCACAATTCTCAAGAGCAGAAGTTTTGTTTACATTCGAAGAACCCCTCACCTCTTCTGCCAATCCAGATCCAAGAACGGCATTATTACTTTTATCGATTATGCTTGCCTTGACTTGAATTAAATCTCCCTCGTCTTTTAGGATCTCTGTCTGGATGCCAAGTTCTGTGCCGAAGGCTTTTCTAAATTGTTCTACACGAACATAAACTTCTGTATACTTTTTACCGCCCCTCTGAGTGACCCCGTGGGTTTGGTTCTTTATATTAATTTCATTCATTGCGTTAATGAGCCGATTTCGTAACGGCTCGTTGTAATCAATTTCAATTTTGTTCAATTTTATGTTCCCTTCCCTTTTGAGTTAATTTCCAAATAGTCGCTTGCCGCCCAGAACTGGTAATCCTAGTTTCTCCAGAATTTTCTAAGAAATCATTTTTCCAGAGGAAGACACGCGCAGGCCGCCAGCTATCTCCAGACATTCCTGATTTCTCCTGACCCTCAAGATCTGTCAGACCGCCCTCATTAATTGTTTGCATTACGATTGTCTGATTTTTATTGAAGTCTACCTTCAAGGCACTCGCCCTCGATGTTGCCGAATGCCGCTGATGAGGTGGAATATAATCAAAACCCATCGGCTACCCCCCACATTTTCTCTGCTAATGCCTTATGCCGTGGATGGATGTCACCCCAGTAAAATTTGACCTCGAAATCTACCTCACAAGACCGAAGAACGGCCTCTTTGGTTGTCCTACTATATAAATTCTCTTCCAGCCGCTGACAGTCCGTTTTTACGAGTCTCAGAGCATTTGTTAATTCTTCAGCAGTTGGACGGTAGATATGGTAACCATTTCGGCCTGACATCACCAATTTGGGCATATTTCCCGTGAGATGCCAGTACCCAGCAATTTGTTTCCGATAATTTTTCTGTAATCTTTTTGGGTTACCTTCTGTGTCGAAAATATTTTCACCCCATTTGGTTTTTAATTCGACTGTTCCAGCATTGTAATCTCCAAATCCAATATAAGGGAGCCTGCACCCTTCTAGCTTTCCTTCCAGTTTTTCTTCACCAGTAATTTGGTTGGCACCCGTCATGGCCTCTTGCATTCCAGCCAACGCATTATCTGCCACCAGCTGAAACAAAGTTTTGGTTACTTTCGCCTTCTCATCCTTCTTGGTAGGTTTGCGGCCCTTATCATCATAATAGACCCCATTCACTACATCATCGATGCGATCTTTCTCGTCAGCTGCGTTTCTCCAATGCGGTGACTGATAACCCTGGATCATGTTAATGGCCTCTCTATAGGCTTCATTCGGGTTCTGATCCTCTAGGAGAACCAGGTCACAGTAATACTGAACTGCCCTACCAAAGAGCATTACGGGGGCATCGTTGTAGATTGTGTTACCAAGATGATCTTTATAGTATCCGTGATCTCTCAGAATATCGAAGCCTCGCTCACTATCACCAGCCTTTATCAACTCCCATGCTCTGTTCCTCTCAGGCCTCATAACTAGCTTATCAAAAAGGATTACACCGTCAGGTCGATTTGGGTTAGAGTGATGCTTGAAGTCAGCAAACCCTTTAGATTTTTTATCCAGGTCAAATCCCATTCTGATTCCTTTTGATTCCGATTCCCCATTTAAAACTTATTGACTAAAATAATCAATACCTTGACTTGAAATAATCAATTTAATGATTATAAATATTAATATGGAAGCAAATTTATAGGAGAAAACTAATGAAATTCAAAATTAAAGTTCGTTTAGATATTTCTGATACTATTGAGGTTGATGCCGAGGATCTTCAAGATGCAACCGATCAAGCAGAAATGGAATTCTTAAATAGCTATCAAGCATTAATCTCACGATCATCCTTAGATACTGAGGAGTGGAAAGATGACGATGGCCCCCTGGAGTATGAGCCTACTACGGATGTAAATAGATACTGATAATAAAAAGATAGATGAAGGGGCGGTTTTCACCGCCCTTTTTTTTATTGTTCTATGATCTCACAATCCATGTCAGATGGCAGATATACAGAGGTTAATATTGGAGAGGCCCAAAGCAATTCGATATCCTTGATCCACATCTCCGCTAACTTCTTTCTTTTGCCTTCCCATTGAACGCGCTGAAACATAGCCTGAGAAACACGAATATTATATTCTCCCCAGCCCTGCTCAAATGGAAAGCCTAATACAGTATTCTCTTTGCCGTTCTTCATTCGATAGCGCATAATACTTATAACACCCATGCGCTTCATAGCCTTTGTTTCGCCATCAAAGATAAGAACTGACTCTTCATGCGGTGCAAAGTAATTGAAGATCCGTATTCCCTGGTAATGCGCTGGATAGTTAATAGGCCCAACCAACTCAAACCGTTCTCTCTTGGAATACAAATCTATATGCATATCCTCTTGCAGCTGACCAATCAGTTCCAGGGGCTGCTGAGTACGATAAATATCCTCTGGATCTACTCCCAGAACTTCAGCATACTCATGGGCATATTTCATAGAGATTTGGGTTTTAGGGTTCATGTGACGGCTCACGGTTTCTGCCGCAAGGTTCATTTCATCGGCAAGTTTTTTGCCCACTACACCCTTCTCCCTAACTATTTTTTTTAAGTTATTTCCTATTCCCATTAGCTTATTCGACTTGTTGTTTAAATGTATTACGTTCATTGATTCTGCCCCCCACATTTACAATGGTTGGCTAAATTAGTCAAAGAACTAAGGTTTGCTATTCTTATGTTCTTAACCATGCTGCACCTCCGCTGGGTGGAGCCGTAATTACATTGTTAGAAACATTAAGCCAGCGATGTACAGTTGTAGGTACAGTATAACTAAAACCGTTTCTGGTCTTTATTCGAAATTTAAAGCCACAGAAGTGGTATAACAACCAACCACCGTTAGACTTTTTGTTGCCCAGGGAGTGCCTTAATACCAACTTTCGGCAGCCTCTCCGTACTAACTGAAGGCAAAAATTAGATTGTTTTGATTTCATTTTATCTCCTTATTCCTAGTTGTGCTTCCAATCCTTGATCGTATGCCAAGTAAAATTAACTGTCAAATAATTTAATATTGACTGAAATAATCAAGATGTTATCCTATTTAGGATCAATTTGGAATCAATATAGAATCAAGTTTAATCCTGACTAAAATGAGGTAAGTTTGAAGTTAAACGAGTGGAGAACGGTTAAGAAATTATCCTATGTTCAACTGGCATTGAAGCTGGGAGCCTCTCATGCTGGAGTGGTCAGGCGGTGGTGCCTTGATCCAAAACATCAATACTATACGATTCCAAATCAAGAATTTATGCGAAACATCGTCAATATGACGGACGGTGCGGTGCAGCCAAATGATTTCTATAAATTCCATGAATGAAGAGCAATTTCATAAATGGACTGTTGATTGGCTCCGAATCACTTTACCCAAGGGAAGTGTGGTTCATCATTCCCCTAATGAGGGTATGCGCAAGATGAACTTCATGCGTAAATTAAAGACCTTGGGAACCAACTTTGGTTGGCCTGACTTAGAACTATTTGTCCCAAAAAGACACTGGCTAGATCCAGAGTTATTTGCACCGATATTCTTTGAACTCAAAAACCCCGTAACGAAGGGGCGCATCAGTAAAAACCAGAGAGAGATAGGCACCGCCCTTCAAGAGGCTGATTGCCATATCTTTGTCTGTCACCAGGCAAGCCAAATCGAGAACGAACTAAAGAAATTAGTAAAAATAAAAGTAATGGAGAATGTAGTATGAACGATATCCAATATTTAGAATACCATCTGGATTCCATCAAGACAGTCAGGTTCTTAAAAGAACAAGGCCGATCAGAGCAAGAGGTCTGTAAGGATTTTGGAATAACTGGCGATTGGTTCGATATCCTAATGTTCATAACTGCGTACAGATGTAGGTACGGTTGAAGATTTTCATCGTAGATCGATGGGTGGATGATGTGGATCTTGAGGACTGCAAGCATTGCGAAGGAACTGGTGAAGTGATGATTGAGAGGCCCGTAATAGATTATGAAGAAGGCGGTTACCTCAAAACATATAAAGAAAACTGTGAAGAATGCGAGGGAAGTGGATGGATAGTAAATGAAACTAAGTGAACCACATAGAAATCCAGACATCAGGATTATAAGTTTAGGTGCTGGAGTGCAGTCTACTGTTATGGCATTGATGGCGGCTAAAGGTGAATTAGAACCAATGCCTGACTGTGCGATATTCGCTGATACTGGTTATGAGCCAGAGGGTGTTTATGAGCATCTTAATTGGTTAGAAAAGCAACTCCCCTTCCCAACCTACAGAGTTATGCAAGGAAACATAAAGCAGGATATTGAAAAGGGTTTAAACACTCATGGTACTCGCTTTGTAGCTATGCCTTTCTTTACTAAGCAAGGTGGCATGGGCATGAGACAATGCACCAATGATTATAAGATTGTTCCACTAAAGAAAAAGACCAGAGAATTATTAGGACTTGGCTACAGAGAACGAGCAAAAAACCAAGTGTCTGAAACATGGTTAGGTATTTCATGGGATGAAATGCAGAGAATGAAGGAAAGCAGAGATAAGTACATTTACCACAGATTTCCATTAATTGAGAAACAGATGCGTAGGCATAATTGTATTACTTGGTTTGAGGAACATTATTCGGGCAGACCATTAGCTAAATCTGCGTGCATAGCGTGTCCATTTCACGACAATACATTGTGGAGAGATATGAAAGTAAATGATCCAGTATCGTTTGCAGATGCGGTGGATTTTGACAAGAAAATTAGAAACCTACCTACCTTTAAGCAAGAACAATATGTCCATCGGTCTTGTAAGCCATTAGATGAAGTGGATTTTGATAACGCAGAGGACAAGGGGCAAATGTCATTTTTAGATGAATGTGAAGGGATGTGTGGAGTATGAAAAAGAAATCAATAGCTGAAGAGTTTGCGTTGAAACCAATACCACGGGACAAGATGCAGTCCTACAGAATTTCAAACAAACTTAAAAAGAAAAATACAAGTCCCAGAAAAAGAGGGAAATCTAAATATGGCTGACCCAAAAGAACTTGCTGAGAAGGCAAAGGCTATATTGGAGAGCCGTGGGCAGTCCTATGGAGATTACCGTCCTCTGTACCGCAAAATTGCCCACAGATGGTCAAACACCCTGGAGATGGAGATTACCCCATCGATGGTCTGTAGGCTGCTTGCTGAGATGAAATTGGCCCGATGGGAGAACTCTGGATACCAGGAAGACCATGCAATTGACGCAGCAAATTACATCTTTTTGGCTGGTTCTTTAGAAAAATATTGATTTTTATGATTAAGTGCTTGACAGAAATAATCAGTTTTTTAGAATTGGCCGTAGGTCATTTTCACTGTAAGCATACAATTTGTAAGCATACAATTTGCAATCAATCGAATAATCAAAAAAACAAAAACTTAAAAAAAGAAAGCATACAACTTGTAAGCATACAATTTGTAAGCATGCAATTGAATGAGTGACTGGCCTGCATCAAAATTAGATGACCTCTTTATGGAGGCAGCTGAAACCGAGAGGAAGCTGCCTTCACCATTCAGAAAGCAGAAGATGGCATCCTGGCCTCAATACAAGTTGACCTGGCAGGCATATGGCTGGGATAAAGATGCACCAGTACGGCTTATTTCACCAACTACAAGAGAAGTTACCAGGCATGACGTAGCGTTAGGGTTTGCCCTTTTGACAACTGTAGAGGATAGGAGGCTGATCTGGGCAGTGGCTCATTCAGCTGCATTCAGAGAAAGAGGCCCTAAATGGACAAAGATTTCAAAGATGATTGGGAAGTCTGTGCATATTACCAAACAAGAATATATTTCAGCATTGGTACGGTTATCACTCATCATAGCTGACAGAATGCCAGAGTGGGCCAGGATTGGATTTGAGCGAGCAAATCAACACAATGATTCATTGCATTAAAAAAAATGCGTTAAATTGTAAATAATGCTTTACCAATTAACCGAAACACCATACATTTTGTATATGATCGGGGAGCTATCTCCTACTACTGGTTGCTTCCACAACATTTAGTTAACAGACAACCTCCCTGATCTATTCACATCTTTCATAGATATCTGACTTAAATACGAGTTCATATTATTTCCCTACAACTTGGGCTGCTTTCGGGCAGCCTATTTTTTTGAGGTCACATGGCAAGGATTACAGTTACTAAAGAGATCATGGAGAAGATCGCCTTCAGACTAGCTGATGGTGAGAGCCTCAATGCTATCTGCAAGGCAGCAGATATGCCTCATCGGGATACTGTGAGTAAGGCAGTTCTCCAGGGAGATGATGAAGAGATAAAGGATTTGTATTCCAATGCCAGGATTATGCAGATGGAGAAGCTGCTGGATGATTGCCTGGACATTGTTGATGAGGATTTGCCAGAGAATATGGATAGTCGTTTTCTGAATGCAGAGGTGCAGAGAAGAAGGCTGAAGATAGATACATTGAAATGGGTGATAGCTAGGATGTCACCGAGAGGATTAACTAATCGTGGAGAAGATGTCGAGAAGGACAAATCGATTGTCATTACCTGGGCTGACGGAGCAGTTGCGGCAGAGTGATCGTAATGTGAACTTTGTCTCATTCACAATGTGCTATCGTTGTGGAGAGAAGGAAGGCAGAACGCGTAAGGGTGATGAGATTATATGTGTGGATTGTGAAGCAAAGGAAGAGGGATAGATATATATAATGTGTACTGTCTGTCGGCAAGTTCGCGCGCGAGGCAGGCTGACCAGGCATACCACCCATCAGAATTCTATTCCGTTGCGTATAATCCAGCAGGCTCAAGTATTGTTGGACATTGTGTAATGCACCCAGGGATTGTTCCAGTTTTTGTTCCAGGTTTAAGATAAATACTTTGTTTTTTTAGGGGGAAGTCGTACCCCACCCAACCCCAATTCGAGCGCGATTCTTATATCGTTTATATAATCTGAGGAGAGTGTCTTACACTCACACACTTAGGATACCATGAAAATAGAGATACCTTACGCACCTCGCCCTATACAAGCGAAATTGCACCACCAGATGATGCAAAAGCGATGGGGTGTCGTTGTAGCACACAGAAGGTTTGGCAAGACTGTATGGGCCATAAATCATGTCTTACGGGATGCTATTCTTAACCAGAAGAAGAACCCCAGATACGCATATATTGCCCCCACCTATCGGCAGGCCAAAAGTGTAGCTTGGGATTACCTAAAGGATTTTTCTGGAAAGATACCAGGAGTGAGATTTCACGAAACTGAATTGCGGTGTGATCTCCCAAATGGTGCGCGGATTAATTTACTGGGTGGTGAGACACCTGACAGTTTAAGAGGAATATTTTTAGATGGTGCAATACTTGATGAGTACTCTCAGATGCCTGAGAGTTTATTTCCTGAAGTTATTAGGCCTGCCTTATCGGATCGTTCAACGGCTGATAGGAAGACTTGGTGTGTCTTCATCGGAACCCCAAAAGGACATAACGCATTCTTCGACCTCTACGAAGAAGCGAAAGGGCAGACCGATTGGATCACAGCAGTCTACAAAGCCAGCGAAACGGGGATAGTAGCAAAAGAGGAACTTGATGCCGCGCAGAAGATGATGTCTGCGGATCAGTATGCCC